TAAGCTATATTTATGGTACTGCATTAAGGCAAAATTAAGTCTAAAATAGCTCTCCAAATTCATATGGGTCATCGCTACGCGAAAAAAGACGCTAATCCCTCCAGTACTACGTCACTTTCCACTCCTGTCTTTGGATTAGTTACCTTAATAGTATGAGATAATTTAGGCATTGTCTCAAAGAATTTCTCAATCTCTTTAAACTGAGATGAATTCATAGACTCTAAAAACTCATTCACTTCTTTCTTAGTACAATCAGCAGTTGCCCATACCTCTTCTTCATTATAAATTTTATCAATACAAGATGCAATCAATGCAAATGACTGATCCATTTGATTTGTTTCTTTAAAATCAAAATTAGATTTAATAAACTGATCTAATGAAGGATACTTCAATTCCATCATCAAATTATCATCAAGTTTAACTTTATTAGTATGATCATCATTCTTTTGGATTTTAATATCATCCAAATCAATCTTTACAGGAACTTCCGTTTCTTCGTCATCAGGACAAATTAAAGTAACATCCAATTCTTCTCCAACAGATTTACCTCTAATATTAAGGAAAAGATATTCAATATCAAATGTCGGAAGTGTCTCTACTTTAACTCCTTTAGTAAGAATACAACCCTTCAGTACTGCTTTAATCGCATTTGTAATTTGCTTGGTATCTTCACTCTCTAATGCAATTACAAGTACTTTTTCTTCTTTAACTAAAAAAGGTCTATATGAAATAGTCTTTCCGGTAGAGGGTAACTCCAACTGATAAGTCGGAGTAGCAATTTTTGGTAAAGGCATAATGTCCTAATACAATTCAGTGTACTTTATTTATAGGGGTTAAAACAATCTTCCACTACTAACTACTCTGCCAGCAATGTCTCTTGCTGTTGCTCTTACTCCTCTACGTACCACATCTCCAGCAATATCCCCAGCTAAATCACTACCAGTTAACCTATCCACAGCAGCATCAACTAAATTAGCAGCAATGCCTCTAAGTCCATTAGAATTAAATTGTGCTTGTTGGAATGGATTATATATTGGTCCACTACCTCCACTACCAGCAGTAGTACTAAAAACATATCTCATATATGTCATTTGTACACTACACTTCAATAATTGAGATCCATCATAATTAACAGGCATAGAAGTTATGCTACGAGGATAACTTCTTATAAATTCATATTCTAATTTTGCTCCAGAACCTGTTCTTGCCTGATAAGACCTTAATCCCGTGGTCGTTCTTATATCATTAGTCTGAGCATCATAATCTTTTTCAAATTTTATAACCTTTAATCCAGTAGCAACATAATCATTAGGATACTTAACTCGATAATTATAAGAAGGACTTTTTGCATCATCTTGATCTTCATTAACTATTCCACTAATCCATTCTTCAAAGAATTTAATAGGTAGATAATTTACAGCATCAACATAAAAAGTTAAATCAATCGTCTCATCATATATCCTTCTATAAGCATGTCTTTCAGTTACACCTGTAAAATCATTATTAGTTTCTAGAGTAGCTAATGATGATCCAGGAAGAACTGCCTCCGAACACATTAAATTTAATTGCTGCTTATTTGGCCCTAATAATCCGTTAAGACGAGAGTGAAGAGAACCTGCAGGCAATCCAACCTCAACTTCAAATACTGAACTTAAAGCAGGACGAAGTAAATTAGTTTTTATATATGAAACTGATCTTTTAGTAGGCATTTATAAATACTATTTGATCTTATATATTATGTAGCCAAGATAATGGCAGAAAGTATTAAAAGTCTCTTTAAACCCACTAAACCCAGAAAATATAAGGGTGATGTTAATAATATTATCTGTAGGAGTAGTTGGGAAAAAAGATTTTGTAGTTGGTGTGATTTAAATGAAAGTATTATAGAGTGGGGAAGTGAAGAATTTTGGATCCCTTATCGTGCTCCTGATGGCAAAGTTCGTCGATACTTTCCAGATTTTATTATCAAAGTCAAAGAAAGTACTGGTCAAGTCAAAACCTATGTAATTGAAGTTAAACCTAAGAAACAAACCAAACCACCAAAACCAAGAAAAAATGTGACCAAATCATATCTATATGAATGCAAAACATATGCTGTCAATCAAGCAAAATGGGCTGCTGCAAATGAATGGTGTAAGGATAGAAAAATTGAATTCAAAATCGTCACCGAACAAGAATTAGGTATCAACCATGGAAGATGAAGATTTTGGGTTAGATGGCGAAGAACGAATGGAGGAAGATAATCGTATCCGCGAATATCTAAGTGACTTGAATAATAGAACTAATGACCAAGAAGAAATGATGCTGGAGATTATGGAGGTTCTTAATCAAACTGTCACTCCTATACCTGATGTAGGAAACTTCTATACTTTCGTCTATAATGCCAAAACTCCTGGTGAAACTTATGATCAACATCCCCTTATTGCCTGTGTAGAACTATTCCCTTGGGGATTTAGAGGACTTAACTTTCATTGGCAAAAATATAGGAATTATACCTGGGGTGAACTGGCAGGGCAATTGTATATTGTTCAACGTAATGAACTTGATGACCTACTTAATATACCCTATGCAAAATTTATACTAAATCCATCCTAAATAAATAAAAAGTTTCTATAATGTCAGGTAACGCCACCACCACTGCCACCCCCCAGACCACATATGGGTCTAGTGATGTAAGTAATAGAGTAAGACCTGGTGGAAGTCTTGGTAGTGGACAATACTATCCTATAGTAAATTCATCTACCGGAAGAATTGATGTTTATCGATATACAGATGGAAATAGTACTCAAATAGGATCAATTCCAAGAGGTGGAAGCTTTACTCCAAACACCCAATCAAATAGTGCTGAAACATTACATTTTAGTTCTACTACAGGAAGACAACAATTTAGAGATAATGCACGACAAGTTGTAACCAGACAATGGGATGGAAGAAGCCAACCACCCCCTAATACTATAATTAATGGTGCCAATTCTTTACAGGCTGCATACGGAGGACCAGGAAGTGCCAGCGGTGCAACTCAGGGAAATCAAGATACTTGGCCACAAGGATCACAAACTGCTGCAACTACTAATCAGCAACTAGATAGAGCATTAACACAACCAGGTAGACCAAACACATCGCTAGGATCTGGTCAAACATTGGTATACCCCGTAACAATAAGACAGCAAGAACAAGATCATCTTAAAATTAAAATGGTAGCATATAAACCCAAAGAAATGGGTTTTAAAGCTTCTGGTGATCTTAGTGGTATTGGATCAAGACAAAAAAATAGAAAAGGGCTAGGAACAGTAATACTTCCAATCCCCGGAGGAATATCTGATACAAATGCTGTTAGTTGGGGTGGAGATACTATGGATCCAGGTGCAGCAGGCTTTTCAGATTTAGCATATACAGCTATGATGGAAGGAGTAAGAAAAGCAGCAGAAAAAGCTGGAGATGCATTTGAGGAAGTAAAACAAAATTCAGAAGATGTTAAAAAAGCTCTTGGTACTGCTATTGCTGGAATGGCATCTGGAACTGGCAAACAACTCCTCCAAAGAACAGACGGAGCAATCATCAATCCAAACATGGAATTGTTATTTAATAATCCAACTCTAAGGCCATTTACTTTTAATTGGAAACTTGCGGCAAGAAGTAGTAATGAAGCAAAAGAAATTCTGAAAATTATTAGATTCTTTAAGCAAGGAATGGCACCAATAAGGCAGGCACCTAACCTATTCCTTAAATCTCCAAACACTTTCCAACTTACATATAAACATAAAGGTAGAGATCATAAAGCCATAAATCTTATTAAAGAATGTGCACTACAAACTTTTACTACAGCATATACACCAGATGGTAATTATGCCACATTTGAAGATGGTGTAATGACTTCATATCAAATAACAATGAACTTCACTGAACTTGAACCCGTCTACAGTGATGATTATGATGAAATTGGTACAGATCAACTAGGTTTCTAAAATGTCAAATTACTTTAAAAAAGTCCCAGATTTTGCATACGTTAGTCGCCTTCCTGATGCTAAGATATCAGATTATATTATTGTAAAGAATCTCTTTAAAAGGGGTTCTCTTGAACCAGATATATTAGAAAACCTGGCATTTCATACAAAATACCAAATTCGAGGAAATGACAGGCCAGATAATGTTGCTTATGATTTTTATGGAAGCTCTGAATTAGATTGGTTAGTTTTACTATGTAACAATATTATCAATATTCAAAATGAATGGCCTATGTTACAAAATGACTTTGATAATTTTCTTATAGACAAATATGACACTTATGCAAATCTAAATGCAACTCACCATTATGAAACTAAAGAAATAAAAAACGGTGAAGGTGTAATAATAGTTCCACTAGGACTTGAATGTGAATCAGACTACACTGTTAATTATTTTGATTATAATACTCAAAAAAAAGTAACAGTCCTTAGTGCAGACTGTACTACAGCAGTAACAAACTATGAATATGAAGCAAAAATTGAAGATGATAAAAGAAATATTTACTTACTCAAACCCAAATATATTGGTATCATTCGTGATGACATGGAAATAGCAATGACATATAAAAAAGGGTCTACGCAATACATAGACCCTACACTTAAAGAAGGTGAAAATATTAAATTATATCAGTAATTATTCCTCAGCAAGTTTCTGGAAA